CAAATCAAGAGGTAACTATGACAAAGCCTATGCTGAAATCGAAAAGATTAAGAAAGGTTTAGGTGATGAAGATATTATTGCTCATGTATTAAAGAAAGCCAATGAGTCAGTTGAACTTGATGAAAGTAAGTTGGGTGATGATAAAGGATTGCTTAAACTAGCTAAAGGGCCATCCAGCAAATTTCCAATGGGTGTCGGCGGACCTGATAGAGACGATTTAATATGGGCAGCTGATATGATAAAACATAATGACATTAAAGGTATTCAATCACATTTAGGTATGTTAGATACACCTGTTCGTGATGCTGTGTTGAAATTTGTAGATAAAAATACTAAAACCAAATTAGGTTATAGAGACATTACATACGAATCAGTTGAACTTGAAGAAGGTTTTCGAGTGGTTGGTGTTACTACTTCTGGTGAAAAATTCAAGACAGGTCTTTTGAAAACAAAAAAGGATGCTGACAACAAACATTGGAAATTGACTAAAGCAACAGATCTGCGTGGTAAAAAAGTTTATAAAACACTTGAAGTTGTTAAAGAATCAGTTGAACTTGAAGAAGGCGTTTCATTATCAAAGAAAGGTGATTACGAAGTAACTGCCGATGGCAAATCAAGTGCTGGTGTTATGGTTAATCTTAGATATAAAGGCAAACAAATCGTTACCGGTACTAAAGTAGACGGTATGTTTGTAATGGCCTTTGATACTGTTGATGGCAATAACAAACTACCTAAAGGTGCTAAAGAGATTAAGAAAGGTAAGGCTACTCACATCGGATTTAAAAAAGTTGATGACGTAATTGCTTATGCTAAGTTCGGGGATATTACTGAAGCTGTATCTGTTGACATGAGAACTAAAGGTTATAAAGAAGCAATTGCTCGTGGATTAGTTAGATCAACTAAGAAAGAAGCTAATGCTAAGAAACTAGCAGAGAAGGATAAACTTGCGGCTACTATTGAAGATGCTAATAAAGCTTTATCTGGTAAGAATGAAGATATGACTGCTGGTGGTTCTGCTAGTACTGGTGAGATTGCTGGTAAGGATATGCCTTTAAAGAAGAAGAAGACTCTTAAAAGATTTAAAGAAACCTAAACATGCCTGCTGCAGCCAGAACTACTGATACTGTAGCAATAACCCATTGTCCTGGGAATACGACAGCATCTGGTGGTTCTACTAATGTAATCATCGAAGGTTTGGGTGCTCATATATTGGGACACTCAAACTCTAGCCATGCTGTTGATGGTACAGATCCACCTTGTGATTCAACACACTCAACTGCACTAGATAGTGGTTCTGAAAATGTATATATTAACGGCCAAAAGGCAGGACGAGTGGGAGATACATACAGTTGTACCGCTTTAATTTCTTCTGGAGCTTCTCATGTGTTTATTAACGATGCTCCCATAGAGGTGCCTCTAGTAGAATCAACTAATTCATACTACAACGAAGCTGACTTAGACGATTTAGTTGCTGAAATAATATATAGAGCGACTGGTGTAGAACTGTTAAGGTCTGTAGCTCAGATAACAAGACAAAATTCTGATGTAAGATCCGTTAATGATATCAATGAACATATACAAAAGTGGAAGGCGGCTGATAGTTATTCTAGAGCTGAACTGCTGTCCAGCTGGAATGCTAGCGCAAACAAAATTGAGGATGTTAAAGGAACTGCTGCTCATATAATTAGGAGTTTCACTCTACCAGGTCGTAACGATTCTGTAGAATATAATAAGTCAACCGCCAAAGTGGTAGATGTGTCTGATAAGTTCTTACTAGATCGAATTGATTCATTAGAGTCATCATTTAACGATTGGAGAAAAACTAAAAATATTAAGTCTTTCGATCGGGTTCAAGTTATAGTAGAAGAGCTCCGTACTATGTACGGGGATACTAATATAAGGAAGTGGTTGGAATATACTGAATATACTTTAACCAAACCGGTGATTGTTGTTAAATTTACTAACTGGCCAATTCATCAATATCCTGAATACTCTGCTGGATCCATGCACTCTACCATGATAGTTCATGTAGATGATCCTATGTTTCCAGCTGGAACAACATTCGATGATTTCGCTAAGGTATATGGCGATAATGCAAACACATATAAATTAGATGCTGGATCAGTAATATACCACACCAGAGGATTTGGCGACGAGGCAAGTGGAGAAATCCTAGTAAAAGGTAATACTTTAAATAAAGCTAAAGCTATACCCCTTTCAGAATTTAATGTTATAAATCAACATAAGGCTCCTCGTACTAAGATTTTAATATCATCTCATCAAGATGCTTATGTAATATCTACAGAAGCTTTTGACTTTGAAGCTTCTAGACAAAGTGTAGATTTATCATCTAGGTTAGAAGTCACCTTTAAGAACGGACTATTAAAAGTTGATATGATCAGAACTAACGCGGGTTCTGATGTTAAGAATTTGGCTCAAGTGTTTATGGATAAACTTCTTCAGGATCCAAAATTCAAAGGTATAAATCGATTCAGTCCTGAATCGATGACAACTAACGGATCTCAGTTCATAAATGGATATATATCTAGGCTAGCAAGACAGTGGAAAGCTAATCCAACTGCTTTCTTTAAGAAATATCCTAACATATCTGCCAATACTCAATTTAGTATACCTAGTTTAGAACTTGATATCAAGGGGCCTAATATAGTTGGAACTCCTAATAGATCGTTTATACCTGGTCAAGCGCCATTAGTAACTCGCATAGATGGGTCTGGTGTTAATGCTAATGTATTTAAAGACGTCAAGTTGTTGGGGGAGTACTTCTCTGATATTATTAAATATAAGTCAGTGTTTGCTAATAAAGAACAACTAAAGACTAAAATTGTTAGTTTCAGTGCTGATAGCGATGCATATGAAAAACATGTCATAGCAGGAACTTCTACTGAACTCAATAAAGCGTTCGGTTACGATCGGATCATTAATCCTGGAGATGGAACTCATCCAGTATGGAATGCTATAGAGCGAGGACAGGATAGAGTTCCTTTCGGAGTTAATATCAGCAGTAAGATATGGAACAGTGTTGTAGTAGAGAGGGCTTATGGCAAACTTAAAGATTATGTTATCAATTACGCTGGAACAGCTAAAGAACGATGGAATGTATCATTAAACGATAGTGTTGGAGTTAAAGTTGTAGGAGTACTGAGAACCCTTGGTAACATCAGTTTCTTTTTAACTGCCCCTATAATACATGATGAATGGGATGAGGCTGGCGGATTCATCGAACATTATGAGCAAAACGTAGGCGGGACCATGCAATCTATATACAATTGGTTTACAGATGCTGCATACGGCAAAGACTCTATATACAGTTACCTATATCTAAATAATGAAGATGATGATTCTCAACTAACCAGAGCAGCCAAACAGTCGTATAATATGAATGTGTACAATGCCTTGTTGATATGGGGAAATGGTACTGGATTAGCATTAGCAGGAGTATTTGCTGTAATGTCAGCAGCAGATCCCCTAGCATGGATTGTAGATGAGTACATTATAGGACCATATGAAGATAGTGGTATCCACATAGCTCCTTACTCAAGTATAATATACGAAATGTCAGATTATATATATCAAACTAATATTACACGATGATTAATAACCCATACGTGAAGAATACAACCTGTCCTATGTTAGATCCATTACAACAAAAGGCAGGTACAAAAGCGCGTATAGAGTACGACTCTAAGTATAAGAACTTATCTGTTGGAGACACGTTTGGCAAATATACTAAAGAAGCTATTAAATTAACATATGATCGATTAATTAACACATCTGCATTAAAATTAGATCCATCATCATTCCCATTTAATTCATTTGAACCAAACTTGATGTGGTGGCTGGATGCTACTATAGGCATAGAGAGCAATTGGGATAAAACTAGAGAAAACAGATCATCGACAGCTTATGGTTGGGCTCAGTTTAAAATGAATCTAGATTCAGATAAATCTGCAGCTATAGGATATAGAAATCTTATAAAGGATTGGAATACGCTATCAATACACAGAAGTTGGATTCCTACTGATGACACATCTCCTATAGACATAGCTGTAATGAGAGCATCCAAAGAACTGGATATTCAACCAGAAAATTTACTAGCAGTATTGGTGTCAGGTGCAGCTCCTATTATAAACTTGATTAAAGGAGCAAAAACTGCATACATGCTAGGTAAGACTCCAGCAGAAAGAACGTCATCTATACAAAAACTGCTGCTTGATGACTTCAAGCAGTATGGATCTAAGAGTGGTAAGGTAATAACATCATCTATGATTGCTTTAGGAAACTCACCACTAGTTGGTATAGCTATTAGAGCCACTAAATTGCTTAGTGTTCTTAATGTAACAAACTTGAGTAGTTCAGAACCTGGTTTAGATGAGTGGTTAGAAGCTTTAGAACAAAACTCAGCATTAATACATGAACCAGATTGGGTAACGATGCTTATTAATTTTACAGGCAGTATTACTCAAAAGAAGGCGATTATAGACAAGCTGTCGTTGGATCAGATAGGAGCTTTGATGATCGTTCACGCTGGTCAAGGTAAAGGATCAGATGTTAATGGGTTTGTAGGAATGACTTCGAATGATCCTCAAACTTTATCAAAATCTGGCAAGTTGTTGTATCTGTATGGCCACATGAGACAAACAGCATCATTGAGTGTAACTAAAGTCCAAGAGAGGGCTGCAGTAGATGCTAGAATGGGAATATTCTTCGGATGTGTTCAGCCAACTGCAGCTTCATTTAGTGCTGGGGTAATAACTGCTAATGATATGCCTATATGTTCTAACAAAGTATATTTTGATGAAGATGATCAACTGATCCATGATACTATTGATCATATATTCAATTCGCTTACTATTAAGTCGGCTGAAGATTATATAGTGGCTATGACAGCTACTGGATCGTTTACCGCTCATGACGTAACTGATCACTTTCCATCATCAGTCAAAGATATAATAGATCCTACAGTTAATATAACCTCAGGCATAATACAGTCTAATAAGGTTTATAGATTGTATACCCCTAAGTTTAAGCTGTTTACACAGTATATCGGTCACATAGATGATACAGACGAAGCTGTTCTTAGTTTAAAAAGAACCATGTTTAAACGGATTAAATCATCAGCTAACCCTAAAGAACTATTGAGATCTACTAAGATATCATTCTCAGGAAAACATAGTTTATATATGTTAGGGTTCCATGTATTCAGTAGTCAAGAGAAGATGTCAATAGCTAGTGTGTTAATAAAGGATAGTTATAAATCAGTTATCAACGGCAAGCCTGTTGTTATAGGGGATGTAGAACTTTTCCCTTGGAGATATAAACAATCAGGGACATCTGGATATTCCCAGTTTGATATGATATATTATAAGCACGACATAGACAATTTGAAGGATCAATATAGCTATTCTAATACTCTTACTGCATTCAGTGGTGAATCTATAGATGGGGTGGTATCATCAAAACAGTTTAATTCTATTATCGACACATGGCTGGATGATGAAGACTTAAAGAATAAGTTCAATTTAGGATTGGGAGATGTTCTCATAGACCAAATAAATGATGGTAAACTAACTGGAAACGTGTTAAACGGTGCTTGGATAAATGCTACAGATTCTACTACATTATCTCTTATAGATCTAGATCCTACTAACACACTGTATCATGAAATTGGTGGACATAGAGATCATAATGCATCATGGGGCGTTGGTGACCGAGTATTGTGGACTGAATCCGAAGTACTGGACATGAGAGTAAAGGTAAAGGATGCTAAGACTAACTCTCTACAAAGATTGTATGATGAATATAAAGCTATAAATGTTGTAGATAGAGTTAGTTATGATAAGTCTAAGGCGGCTTTAATTAAACTAAACACAACTCAAGCTATGCTTAATGATAAAATAGGAACAGAGTTGATGAGTTGGACGGCTGCTATATACGATACGTCAGCTAATAAAGCAGAAGATGAACTGTTGGCAAGATTATACGCTATCATGGCTTTGAATGGATGCGTATCATTTAAACATGATATATACCCTAGGATGCAGATTATGGGTGTTAGTATGAGAAATGATGTTATAGAGAAAGTTGATGTCTTGATGAAAGAAGAGATGGGACTAGATCTTAGGACGTATAAATAAGTCTATACAACAGGAACAGATATGGCAAAAGTTACAAGTAGAACTGAATTAATTGATCATTGCATGAGAGCATTAGGAGCTCCAGTGATTGAAGTTAATGTGGACGAAGATCAGGTAGAAGATAGAATTGATGATGCTTTACAGTATTATCAAGAGTATCATTCTGATGCTATCATTAAGACATATCTTAAACATCAGTTATCGGCTGATGATATTGCTAATAGTTTCATTACAATTCCTGATTCAATTACATCTATCACTAGATTACTAGACTTTGGTTCTGGTTCAGTTGAGAAGTTCTTTGATGTTGAATACAATATGAGACTTCAAGATATGTATTCATTCAATACAATGGCCAATTCTAATGTAATTGATTACTCAATGAGAGCTCAAAACCTAGCATTGCTTGACCATGTTATTAACTCTACTGAGTTACTTAGATTCAATAGACATATGAATAAGCTTCATATCGATGAAGGATTTGGCGATCTACAGGTTGATGATTACATTGTTGTTGAGGCTTATCAAATTGTAGATCCTCAAACGTACACAGATGTATATAATGATATGTTCTTAAAGAAATATGTAACTGCATTGATTAAGAGACAATGGGGTACTAACATGAGCAAGTTCGAAGGTATGCAATTGCCAGGTGGAGTTACTATGAATGGTCTTCAGATCTATCAAGATGCTGTAGAAGAAATTAACAAATTAGAAGAAGAGATGCAGTTAGCTTGGCAAATGCCAGATGACTTCATGATGGGCTAGGATATGGCAACATCAGTATATTTTTCAGGATCAGTAAAATCAGAGCAAGAGCTTTATGAAGATTTAATCATAGAGTCGATGCAGATCTATGGCCAAGACATTGTATATATCCCAAGACAAGAAATATCAAGAGATGAGATCTTAAATGAATCATACTCTAAATTTACAGACTCTTATGTTGTCGAAATGTATATTGAGAACGTGGATGGATTTGAAGGCGATGGAGATCTATTAGCTAAATTCGGTTTAGAGATTAGAGATCAAGCAACATTCATTGTTGCTAAACGCAGATGGCAAAAGCAGGTTGGCAAATGGTTATCAACAGCTCAAGGTGAATCAGATTCATTTAGACCTATGGAAGGAGATTTGTTATATCTTCCTATGTCTAAGAGTATATTTGAAATCAAGTTTGTTGAACATGAAATGCCATTCTATCAATTACAGAATGTTCCTGTATACAAATTACAAGCTGAATTGTTCGAGTACGGTGATGAAGAGTTCGATACTGACATAGATACTATTGATCAAATTGAGACCATTAATGCTACTTCATATACATACGCACTAACTACTGGTACAGGTACATATAAGATTGGTGAAACTGTTACACAATGGACTGGAACTAATGATGCTCTCGGTGCGCCTATTAACATCGAAGGTGAAGTTGCTGCTTGGGAAGATACCGGTTTGATGGATGGTAACTTAACTGTTGTATCACTTAGTACTACCGATGGTACATTTAGACAATTATATGTTGATGCCGATATAACTAAACAAGTTGTTGGTACAGAATCAGGAGCTACATACAACGTGTTGTATGCTGATACTGCCACTAATTACAATAGAGATGAATATGCTGCGAATGATGTATTCGATTACGAAGCTGATGATATCATAGATTTCTCTGAAAATAACCCATTTGGAATGCCATAATGTTTGATAACCACTTTTACAATTCTAGCACACGTCGAACGGTTTCTGTGTTTGGAAGCCTATTTAACAATCTGTCTATTATTAAGACAGACTCATCAGGCAATGAATTGCAGAAGACTCGAGTGCCATTAGCTTATGGGCCTAGACAGAAGTTCCTAGCTAGAACTAAAGACTTAGATGCTACTAAGATTGCATTAAAACTACCACGTATGTCATTTGAGATTACTGATATGTCATACGATGGTGCATCAAGAATTAACAAGACTAAGAAGTTCGTTAAGGTTGATGTTAACGATAAGAAGCATGTTACGTCATTAGGGGCACCTGCAGTATATAAAGTTGGATTCGAATTAAACATAATGACAAAGTCTCAAGATGATGCATTGCAACTATTAGAGCAGATTCTGCCTACATTTCAACCGGACTATACTGTAACAATTAAAGACATTCCTGATATGGACTTATCGACTGATACTCCAATTGTATTAACTGGTGTTGGGCTTAATGATGAGTATGAAGGTGACTTTTTAAGTAGAAGAACTATTGTATATACATTAACATTTGAAACAAGAATTAGATACTATACTGGCATTCAAGATAGAAGTGTTATTAATAAGACTGAAGTATATTATAAAGATACTGATTCTAGAGATAGTATAGAAGTACAGAAAGTTGATGGTACAACAACTCCATATACGGAGACTATTGACTTCTTCAACGAACCGTAAGGACAACATTATATTATGAGTGATTTAGAAAAAGATTATGATCATATTAGAAAGAACCTATACGACTTAAATGGTCAAGGTGAAGAAGCCATTGAACTTATGATGGAACTTGCTAGAGAATCTGAACACCCCAGGGCATTTGAAGTCCTTGGTCAATTGATCAAGCAGAATGCTGAGATATCAGAAAAGCTTATGAAGCTTCATAAGACAAACAAAGAAATTAAAACTAAAATCCAAGATACTGCAAGTGAGATTACTAATAACAACTTGTTTATTGGATCTACGACAGAATTGCAAAAAATGCTACGTGATGAGAAAGTGATTGATGGCGACACAGAAACCGGATAGTTATTTAGGGAACGCCAATGTTAAACGAGATGGTGTTTCTCAAAACTGGACTAAAGAAGATATATTAGAATACCAAAGATGTATGGAGGATTCTGTACACTTTGCTGAAACTTATTGTAAGGTTATATCATTAGATGATGGTTTAGTTGACTTTAAATTATATGATTACCAAAAGAATATGTTTAGACATTTTCAAGATAATCGATTCTCTGTTGTGCTAGCTTGTAGACAATCAGGCAAGTCTATATCAACTGTAGCATACCTATTATGGTTTGCGCTATTCCATTCAGAACAAACAATTGCTATCCTAGCAAACAAAGGTGCTACGGCTCGTGAAATGCTTATGCGTATCACTCTTATGTTAGAGAACCTTCCGTTCTTTTTACAGCCAGGAACCAAAGCTTTAAACAAAGGATCAATTGAATTCTCTAATAACTCTAGATTGATTGCTGCAGCAACGTCAGGATCTTCTATTCGTGGTATGTCAATCAACTTATTATATCTTGATGAGTTTGCATTCGTGGAGAATGCTACTGAGTTCTATACAAGCACATATCCTGTTGTATCTGCTGGTAAGACTACTAAGGTTATTATTACATCTACAGCTAATGGATTAGGTAACATATACCAGAAGATCTATGAAGGTGCATTACAAGGCACTAATGAATTCAAATCATTTAGAGTAGATTGGTGGGACGTTCCAGGCAGA